GTGTGGACTTGAACGACATGTGGGCGGAGATCGCTCGCACGCTGACCATGTATAACGACTGGAGGGACACGCTCCTCTCGCGGATCATGTTCCGCACGACCAACACCGTTGACACGGTTGGTGTCCCCTCGGTTGTTGACTTCGAGGAGGCTTCGGAGTACGGCCAGCCGGTCGGCATCCGCGGCGCGGCGAAGCGGCACCGGGGTTACACCTTCAAGTTCTACGACCTCGCGGCTCGGTTCACGTGGATGTACCTCGCGGAGTCGACTGCGGAGCAGGTTCGTAACCTCGCCAACCAGGCGATGGAGGCGGATAACCGGCTCATCTTCAACAAGGTGATGAACTGCCTGTTTGACCCCACCAACCTGCTTGGTGTGGCTGACAGCAACATCCCGGTCAACGTCTACAAGTTCTACAACGGTGATGGCGAGGCCCCGCCGCCGTGGAAGACCACGGTCCACACTGGGTCGCACTCTCACTACCTGGTCTCGGGTAACACCCAGATCACGTCGGCGAACATCGACACGATGGCCACTCACCTGAATCACCATGGGCACGGCGTGAACGATGGCGCCACCCAGGTGCTCATGGTGAACGAGCAGGAAGGCGCCTTCATTCGGGCGTTCAAGGTTTCGACTGGGGCGAAGTATGACTTCATCCCGAGCTCGAACTACGGTGGCGGCATCTTCATCCCCGTAAATGGCGGGGTTGTTGCCAAGCCGCAGGGTGAGGTTCCGGGTGAGATCGGGACTTACGGCCCCTTCCACATCGTGGAGGAGGCTTACATCCCGGCGGGTTACCTGGTGGGTCTCGCTTCTGGCGGCCCGTTCAACATCTCGAACCCGATCGGTATGCGGGAGCACGTTAACCCCGACTACGCGGGCCTGAAGCACATCCCGGGCCAGCGGTCGACCTACCCGCTGGTGGACTCGTTCTACCGTCGGGGCTTCGGGGTTGGCGTTCGTCAGCGGGGTGCTGGCGTCGTAATGCAGGTCAAGGCTGCTCTGCCCTATGTTGTTCCGGCCGAGTACCCGGCCTGATCTACTTCCGCATTAGGTAGTGGGCCCGGTGTCGAAGGGGATGCCGGGCCCTCTGCTTAACCCCACCCCACACGAAAGCGAGGAAGGCAATGGCCGGTTACGGCGTGTACGGCATGCCCGATGGCACCTTTAGGGATGCCTGGGGCAACCCGGTTGAAGACCCCAACCTGCCGCTGGGTGAAGCCGCTCCCAAGGCGCTTGAGGAGATGACTGCTCAGGAACTCAAGGATGAGGCTAAGGCTCGGCAGGATGCTGGTCGGACGCTGGATCTGTCTGGAGTTAAGAGCAAGGCCGATCTTGTCGCGGCCCTCAAGGCTGACGACGCGGCTACGCAGGAGGACTGAACCATGACCATCTCCAACTCGGAGCGGCTTAGGATGCTCCTTGGCGAGACAATTGCTGACGGGGGAAAGCCTGAGGACACTAACTTCTCCGAGTTGGAGATCGGTCAGTTAATCGAAGATGCGGGGGGCGACCTCGACCGAGCAGCTTATGAGGGCTGGCGCAACAAGGCCGCTATCTATGCCAACCTGGTTGATGTCACGGAGGGTAATGCCTCTCGAGCCATGTCCGACCTGCAGGGGAAGGCTCTGGACATGATGAAGATCTACGCCAGGTCCACTGCGGGACCCACTGAGGGCAGAACCCGCATTGGCAAGATCGTTAGGCGGCTAACATGAAAGCTGCTGAGCTTAAGGCGATGAGAAGGGTAGTAGGGGCTTTCATTGCGGCCGATGAGCTCGAGATAACGCTGACTAGGGTAAGCAAGCCGGTAACCACCAATGGTAGCTGGATTGAAGGCACTAGTTACAATCTGGAGCCCCAGCTCTTCAGGGTGGTACCCTTCAAACGTCGGCTGGTTCACCAGGAAAGCAACACCCAAGATGGCGACATCCCGATGGAGCCTTATGTCCTGGTGGGCCGTCCCAACGTCGACGTCCAGCGAGATGACGAGTTCACCTACGCGGGCCGGCGATGCAAGATCGTCGGTGTGGAAGCGATGACCGCCGAGGCCGGGGTTACTGACCGAATTGTTGCAGAGTTCGAGGCGAAGTAGGGTGGCGAAGAATGACTCTGGTTTCGGGGTTATTTTCGACACCTTGACTGTGCCTTTGTACGCTGCCCTTAGTGACCCCAAAGACAAGATCATTAGCACGCTAGAACAACTAGCTCAGGAGATCCAATCAGCTGCTCAAGACAATGCCGGTTGGGCAGATAGGACCGGAGCTGCTCGAGATGGCCTTACTGCGCAAGTTACTGAGGAAGCAAGCGAAGTAACTCTGTCATTATTCCACACAGTGGACTATGGGCAGTGGCTTGAGACTATCCAGTCTGGTCGGTTCGCAGTGATCATGCCGACACTTGAGCAGTATGCTGATCGGGTCTTTGATGCTGTTAGCGCGGAGAGGAGGTCCGGGTGAGTATCCGACAGTTCATCTTTGACCGGTTAACTACCATCCCAGACTTTACTTCAGTTACGCAGGGTGAATCTTTGCTGAGGTCGCCGGATCGGCCCGACTTTCCCGTGGCCATTTACCGACTCGGGAATGAATCTCCCGATAACTTGGGGTTTGATGTTAACCCCCACCGGAAGTATTTCCAGGTATACGTCCATGACGTACCTGCCGATTACACTCGGATCGACAACCTGGTTGAGCGGGTCAGGCTAGCTTTTAAACTCGAGAGCTCAGTTGATGAGGTCATAGAGGTTCGATACCTGGAGACTAGCCGAGACTTAGATGATGCCTTCTTCGGCTCAATCATGAGGTACATTCGGTTCCAAGCCATCCTGTCGAGATAGGAGCCCCAATGGCTAAATCACTCCGCATTACCTTTGTCCACCCCAGCTTTGATGTCCGCGGCATTGGAGTTAACGACTTCACAGCTGCGGGCTTGCCGGCTAGCCCCGCCTTGGTTTTTTACAAGGGTCAGCCGGTTGAGGTGGAAGAGAAGGTGGCCCGAACCCTGCTGGATCACCCGAACTTCGCCGGCGAGTTTGAGCTTGCCGAACCCCCCGCTTGACTCATCGCGCATCACGCATCGAATCACATCCCAACGGCCCCTGAGAAGCTTTACGGCATGCTCAGGGAGTCACGGTACTCGCATGACGGGTCGATGCTGCATTGCGCTTGCCCAATTGCGCACGGACCGAAAGGGGATGATCTGATTGGACGTTCGATGCCCCGGAACCTTGCACTTTATCCTCGACCTAGCTATGGGGGTTGCTGAGATCAAGTGCAAGCGGCGCAGGTGTGGAGCAGGTCCAGGCCGCGTCGTGCTTCACCAGTTTAACATCCACACAGGCGAGTTGAGCCGGACGCTCATCTTCGCTGACCCAGCCCAGGAGGTTACAAATGCCGCTTACCACTCACCCGTTGCCGTTCGGCCTTCGGAAGATCGTGCTGTTCCCGCTCGACTCGGCGGGGGTTCGGATCGTGGGGGGGTCGGTAGCTCTCCCCGCTTCTCGGACGCTGTCGTTCTCTGAGGCTGTCGACAGTGAGGACCTTGAGGCTGAGGATGGCCTCTACGCTTCTCACCAGGGTAACCTGCACACCGAGTGGGAGCTCGAGGGCGGGGGCGTTTCGCTCGCCGTTGTTCGCGCCCTGGTCGGCGGTACCATCACGGCTTCTGGGACCACACCCAACCAGCGGAACACCTTCACGAAGCTCAAGACGGATGAGCGGCCTTACTTCGACATTGAAGGTCAGGTCATCAGTGACTCTGGTGGCGATTTCCACGCCGTGATCTACCGGTGCAAGGCGGATGAGTCGCTCGAGGTTGAGTTTGACCAGGGGTCCTTCTCCATGACTTCCACGTCTGGTAAGGGCTTCGGCGACTTGGTGAGCGCCAAGCTGTACGACTTCGTTCAGAACGAGACCACGACCGCAATCGTCCCCGCGTAAGGGATGATAAAATTTCATAACAACTAAATACCCCCCGCTGCATAATGGTGGGGGGGATGATGATTATTATTATCTATCACCCCCCTAAAGGGGTGAGGTGATAATAATAATAATCACCTATCCCCTACCCTTATTGCAGCCGAAACCCCAAAAAACAAGATCCCCAGGAGGACCTGTTATGGCTACACCCCGCAAGTCAGCAGCTAGCAAGACCGCCAGCACTGACTCCCCGACCGTCGCTAGCGTTGCCAACTTCAAGCAGGCTCCAACTCCGGTTCAGTTGCCCTCTGGAAACTGGGTGGTTGTCAGGCGAGTGGGTCTGCGAGCATTCCTGGTGAATGGCGTTATCCCGAACTCGCTGATGGGCGTTGTTAGGAGCTCGCTGGAGTCGGGTGTTTCTCAGGTTGATGAGAAGGCTATGATGGATGAGATGCTCAGCAAGCCGGAGAAACTGGCTGACCTGATGGCCATGGTCGATGCCGCTACGGTTTACTCGATGGTCTCTCCTCGAGTCTACGCAACACCGGCGGATTCTGCCGATCGAGATGACAACCTGCTGTACGCGGATGAGCTCTCTGAGGCTGACAAGATGGAGATCTTCACGTACGCCACGGGGGGGACCATCGAGTTGGAGCCCTTTCGTAGCTAACATCCGTCAAGTTTGGCTCCTTTACACCGAGGCCATAACTTGGGGGACCCTCCCCGCAACCTACTTTGGTGTGGACGATGACGAGTACGTGGCCTATTGCTTTAACCAGGCCGTTACCTATGTCGGTAAGTTCATTGACTCCAAGGTTGAAGAAGCGGGCGAGAAGGCCAAGAATGCCAAAGCCGCTGAAGGGGCTAGGCAGCGAGTACTGGATAAGTACCTGGCGATGAACGGAAAAGCCAAGCCCGAGAGTAATAACTCGGGCTTCATGGACCCGGCGGCAATGATTTTTTAGGAGTTGAGTGTGGCTAACGTGCTGGGTACCATCGTCGGCCAGGTTAAGATTGACATCTCTCAGGCTGTAGCTGCTTACACTACAGTTCGAGCTCAGCACGCAGCCACAGTCTCTTCATTCGCCACCTCTTCAGTTGCATTCCGCCAGTCCGGGGTAGCAATGGTGGCAGCCGGGGCTGGTTTGATCGCGGTGTTTGGGAAGGCTGTAGGAGCAGCAGCTGAGTTTGAGAAGCGACTTGACTTCTTCGGCGCAGTTAGTGCTTCTACAGCCGACCAAATGGAGAAGGTCAGGGCTAAGGCTCTCCAGCTTGGTACTGACACCAAGTATTCCGCAAACGAAATCGCGGACTCCTTCGTAGAGCTTGGTAAAGCGGGCATCAGCGCTGAGCAAATCATCGGTGGTGTGGGAGAGGCCGTCGCTAACCTTGGCGCTGCGGCTGATATCCCCCTGGTCGACGCTGCCAACATCATCACGTCGGCTGTTCAGGCTTTCGACTTGGCCGCTGGAGATGCAGTCCACGTTGCGGACTTGCTGGCCGGTGCAGCGAATGCTTCTATCGTTGAAGTTCAAGACTTGGGTGTTACACTCAAGTATGTCGGCGGTGTTGCAAACCAGGCTGGCATCCCTCTTGAGTCCGTGATTGACGCCATCTCGTTGCTTGGTAAGGCTGGCATCCGGGGGTCCACTGCTGGTACATCGCTGCGGCAGATCCTTGTGTCTCTCCAAGGTACTTCAAAGAAAGCAACTGCTCAGCTCAAAGAGCTTGGCATCATCACCGCTGATGGCACCAACAAGTTCATCGATGCCTCGGGTAAGGTAAAGCCCCTGGCCGATATCTTCCAGATTCTCCAGGATCACACTGAAGATCTAACTGAAGCTCAAAAGTTGATGGCCTTTAAGACCATCTTCAACAACCGAGCACTTGCTTCTGCAGCCATTCTGACTAAGGCTGGTAGCGCTGGTTTCGCTGAGATGAATGCGGAGATCAGCAAGACTACAGTTGCTGAAGTTGCTGCTAAGCGTATGGACAACCTCTCTGGTGATGTGGAGATTCTCAAGGGTAACCTTGAAACGCTGCTTATCAAGGGCGGAACACCTTTCCAGAATTTCCTGCGGTCAGTAGTGCAGAGCATCACGAAGGTCGTCGACGCTTTCAGCAACTTGCCTTCCGGGGTGCAGACAGCCATTTTTTCTTTCATCGCCATCGGCGGTGTTGTCCTTCTGCTGGCCGGGTCTTTTAACCTGATCATTGGTGCAGGGTTTAAGTTCGCTGAATTGATCGTTAGGCTGGGCCCAGCTTTCAAGCTACTTAAAACTGGGATCACCATTGTGATCACAGCTATGCGAGCCCTCAGTGTGGCGATGCTTACTAACCCGGTGGGCATCATCATCCTGGCCATCATCGCCCTGGTGGCTGTGTTCGTCCTGCTCTACAAGAAGAGTGAAACCTTCCGCAACTTCATCAAGGGCTTGGGACCTTTCTTCGCCGGGGTGTGGGGCGGTATTGTCTCTTTCTTCCAGGGGCTGCCCGAGTTTTTCTCTGGAGTCTGGGATAAGATTACAAACGCGTTCTCCACTGCCCTAGAGTGGATCAAGACTAACTGGAAGACTATCGTCTTCATCATCATGGGGCCCATCGGTCTCTTGATTGGAAACGTGGGTGGTGCTAGGGACAAGCTGGTTCAGCTGTTCTCGGACCTATGGGAGAAGATCAAGAGTGCGGCCATTACTGGGGTTAACGCCCTGGTAAACTTCGTGGCAACTTTGCCAGAGCGAGTTGCTTACTGGATCGGCTTCCTTGCCGGCCGGGCAGTTCGGCTTTGGCTGGACTGGAACAACAAGGTCACTGAGCTTACTGTCCAGCTGATCGACAATGTGGTTAAGTTCTTCCAGGAGTTGCCCGGTCGAGTTGTTGCCTTTGTCACCAACCTGGTGGATAGGTCAGTTCAACTGTTCCAGTCTTTTAAAGCCAAGGTTTACGCTACCTCTCTTAGCCTGTTCAACTCAGTGGTTAACTTCTTCAAGCTGCTACCGGGCCGCGTGGTGGCTTTCGTCACTAACATGGTTAACCGGGCCGTGGCTTTGTTTCAAGCCTTTAACACCCGGGCTAGGGCACTGTCGCTGGCCATCTTCAATGGGGTAGTTAACTTCCTGAAGAACCTACCCGCTAACCTGGCTCGCATCTTTACTGACGCCAAGAATAAGGCAGTCGCTGCGCTGACCACCTTGCTCACTCGGGCTAAGGCGCTCGGGGGGAACATCAAGGATGGAGTTATCAGGGCGATCACTGGGCTGCCCGGGTTGATCAAGGAGGTTTTCCAGCGAGCTCTTGACGCTCTTACCGGGTTTGCTAGTCGTGCCTTTAGCAAGGCTCGAAGCATTGGCTCTAGCCTCTGGAACGGCTTCAAAGATGGCATGGGCATTAACTCGCCCTCGTACATTGAGAAGGCTATGTTCCAGGTTTCCAAGACCATGGGTGAGGAGACCAAGGCCACAGCCAAGGCTGTTAAGCAGATCCAGGGGTTGGGCAAGCGGCTTGGAGCTGAGAACCCGGTATCGGCTTACAGCGCAGCGGGCCTGTCCCCGAACCTGACGCCGTCCGTGAAGCGAGCAGTTAGCTCGTCGGCGGCATCATCAATCGCGTCCGGCCTGCCGATCCCCAGGCAGCGTACGGGATCGGGGATCGGTACCAATTCAAGCAATGACGGGCCATCAAACGCCCCACTCGTCGGGACGCAGAACATTTACAACCCAATCGCTGAGCCTGGTAGCCAAAGCGCTGCTCGTCAGGCTCGGCGAGCCGCCCTTCTCGGAGGTACTCGGTGACCCTGACAACCAGTGAGCGCCTCACCGTCGATGGTGTGGACCTGAAAACATACGCCAAGAATGTCACCACCCTTGCTGCCATGTTGAGGTCTCCAGGTCGCCGCGGAGAGAATGCAGTGGTAGCCGGTCGGTCTGGCTCAATCCTGCGGTCCTACAAGCCCTATGAAGAAGCTACCTACGCCTGGCCAATGTGGGTTCGGGGGTGTGATGACAATGGCGCTATCCCGAGTGGCACGGCCCGTACTCAGTTCTACAGCCGGGTTGACGAGCTTACTCGTCTGTTTAGTAAGGACTCGGGTATTCTTGATGTGCGCCACACATTGCCCGACGGCTCAGTTCGCCAAGCTTTCCTTGAAGTAGCTTCAGTCATCGACTTCACCACTCGAGGGCACAGCCCCCTGGGTAAGTTCACAGTAGAGCTTAAAAATCCGGCAGTCTTCTGGAAAGATGTTAACACCACCTCGGTTACTGACAGCAGCTCAGGACTAACTGTAAACTTTGGGGCCGGCAGCACTGCTCCGGTGGAAGATGCGGTGATCACCCTCAATGGGACTCTAAACAACCCAGTGTTCACTGATCCTTTCGGCGGGGCTGTCATGACGTACGCTAAGACTATTGGCTCGGGGCAGTCTATAGTATTCAATGCGGGCACAGCTTCTGTTACCGTGGGGGGCGGACACGTTCTCGACATGACTAAGCTTACTCTGCTGAACACTAATGGTCGGCTGATGAGGTTTGCTCCACACCCGGTGAATGGTGGATATCGCCTAGTAGTAACTGGGAGTGGATTCTCGGGAGCCAGTGTTAACGTTGTCTCTAGTAGGAAGTTCTTGGTGGGATGACATTTTACCAGCTCCGGGCCATTAACGCCGACGGTTCTTCGCCCGCCGGCGGGGGATTGCTCCCGGACTTCGAGAAGCTGTCCATGGGCATCATCTTCAGCGATGTGGGCTCGCTTACTTTTGACTATGCCACTGGCGGCCTTAACAGCGGCCTGGTTACTGAGCAGCGAGAGATTGCGGTCTATGACCACCTGGGTGAGATCCCGGATGGCCGGTTCGTGATCGAGTCTTCCAATGGTCAGCGCTGGGACACCGGAACTGGGACTTTGTATCGAAGCTGGACCGCCCGATCCTGGTGGAAAGTGTTTGAAGAGGCCCTGGTTTATGGGGTTAGTTGGCCCGCTAATAAAACTGAAGACACGGTTGCTTTCTCAACTAAGACGCCTGGAGCTATCCTCAAGTCGGTGGTCGATAAGGCTCAAAGCCTCGGAGAGATGTCAGGCCTGACCTACACCTTCACGAATACTTTGGATTCTGCTGGGGTAGCTTGGGCCGGCACGACCACCATGGATGTCAAAACTGATACCACCATCTTGAACTTGATCACCAGCATGGTTGAAAATGGCTTGGTCGAGATTCGCATGGTAGGCCGGGAACTCAGGGCTTACAACCCCGACGGACTTGGTACAGACAGGACTGTAGGCTCTACTCCCCTGTCACTGTGGTCGATGAACTCCATTGAGCTGCCGGAGCAGAGGGATTCTCGAGGCCTAAGGACTGTAGCCATTGTTCGGGGCGATGACGGCGCCTGTGTGGAAGTAGTGAATGCCGGTGCTGTGGCGACTTGGGGTAGGCGACCTCTAGTAATTTCGCAGTCTGGCGTGGTAGATGCTGGAGCTCTCACGGCGATCGGTACTGCTGCTCTAGCCCAGTCAGCTCAGGTTAGGTCTGAGCGATCGGTTAAGTACCCGATTGCCCTGGGTAGCACTCCAATCCCCCTGAGGGATTACATCCCCGGTGACTGGGTGTTTAACGACATGTCGGGTACTCCCGATAGGGTTCGAGTGCGTCAACTTACCATTGAGCAGGACGCCACTGAAGCGGCCCCCACGGTAGTGGCTACCCTGAATGACCTGTTCCTAGAGGCAGAAATTGCTCTTGCTAGGCAGATCTCTGGGATCACTGGGGGCGCGCGACTTGACAGCACCCCGCCAGCTCAAGGCCCTATCACAGTTGTAGCAACTCCGGACACTTTGGCTCCAGCGCAGGTGCTGGGCCTTACTGGCACTTCTACAGCTTATGTTGATGGTCAATCTCGTACTTGGACTTTTGCTACGCTAAACTGGAATGCCGTTACCACTAACGCTGATACTTCCTCGATCACTGACCTGGACCGGTACGAGGTTTTCCTCAAGAAGCAGGCGGATGCCACTTTCAACCAAGCTTTGTCTACCCTTAACACTTCAGCGATCGTGGATGGACTGCTCCCAAATACTACCTATAATTTCCAAGTTAGGGCCCTAGACCGAAATGGCAATGCTGGGGCTCTTTCAGTAATTTTTACTCTTACCACTGCTAATGATACTACTGCTCCGCCCGTCCCCAAAACTCCGGTTGTTCAGGATTACCTGGGCCAGGTCCGGATTTACTGGGACGGCCTGGGGAGCCTGGGCGAAGCTATGCCGGGGGATTTTAACTGGACAGAAGTCCACATCTCCACATCATCTGGCTTCACTCCCTCGTCAGCTACATTGATTGACCAGCTGTCAGGCCCTGGGTACTCGGTGATGATTGACCTGGTCTATGACACCCCTTACTTCGTTAAGCTGGTCTCAGTTGATAGGCTCGGTAACAAGAGTGCAGCTTCCGCTCAAGCCACTGCTACTCCCACACGGGTAAGCGGGCTTGATGTTGCTGCCCTGGCCATTGCCACTAGTCAGCTTGGCGACGGGGCCGTCACGGCTCTGAAGATTGCCGATGCCACAATCACCTCGGCTAAAATCGGCACAGCTCAAATCCTCAACGCAAACATAGCCAACGCGGCTATTGACGACGCTAAGATTGCATCGGTCAGCGCGGGTAAGATTACCGTCGGGACCTTGCTTGCTGACGTTACCCTATCGGCCCGCATCAAGACGGCCAACTCGGGTGCCCGTGTGGAGCTGAACTCGGGCGGGCTTCAGGCCTTCAATACTGCCGGTACTCAAACTGTCGATGTAGCTGCAGCTACTGGGTCCGTTACCATCTTGGGCTCATTCCGAACTGGCACAGCGGGGGGTGGTACTGCTTTTGTTACCATGGATGACTCGGTAGACCGGTCCAATATCCGGTTCTGGGAAAGTACTGGCTCCCGGTTCGCCTACATTAACTCGCCGCCGGGGACGGCTGGCCAAGTAACTATTGCCATGAACACAGGCAATTTTGACTTGGCAACTGGTAACTTGGCTGGTGGTACTCAAGGGTTTGCCCGGCTATATATGAACCAAGCCTGGACTCAGCTGGCCAGGGTTACATCAGCTCAGGTTCCCCATGGGGGCGAGATTTATCTTGACCACAGCCAAGTTCTTTTGGGTGTCCGGCGAAATGGGGTTGCCAATAAAGCGGGGACTCTTGAACTAACGTCTAACTATGCGGCCATTGGGTTTACTTCGGCAACCGGGGCCATACAAGATGGCATCTACTTTACTGAGGCCACGGGGTGCTTTACCGCCGGGTCATTCGGAAACAGTATTGGCTGGAGTGCATCGCCGGTGGGCGGCTGGAGTATTACTAATTTCAGCTTAAACAAATGGGGACCCTTTGTAATTTTGAATACCACAGTTACTCGAACTGGTGCAGCGGTTGCCGCGGGGCCCCATGCAGCTAACTTGGTAGACATAACAGCCACCGGGGCTTTCAACACTTCGCTCGTGGCTGGTGTTACGGTTGGTTCTAATACCAACTCTGGGTATGCTACCGTGAATGGCTCTGGCCTACTGCAGCTTAATTATTTGGCTGCGCCCTTGGCCTCTGGGGGGGCAATCCGTTGTACTGGCATCTGGTGGGTATGATAGCATTACTTGATCCCCGAGGAGGACCGATATGCAGGTTGACGCCCAGGCCATCATCGACAGCTTGACCACCCAGGTTGGTCAAATGAACACTGAGCTTATAATGCAGAGGCTGGTGGTTGAAAGTCTCACTAAGGAGCTCGCGCACTACAAGACTGCCTCTGACAGCCAGCAACACCCGATCGAAGGAGTGGTACAATGAAGCTGATCCTGGATGACCTGGCCAAATGGCGGCCCCTCGGGGATGTTATGACTGAGCCGTCTATCGGTCGACCCCGTGTTCTCATCTGGCACACGATGGTGGGCTTCCTGATGTCAACTGAGGGGATGTTCAAGAAGAACGGTTTCCGGGGCACCGAGTCTACTTTCGGCCTTGGGGGTCGCTGGGACGGCCCTGAGCTTGATGGGGTGCTGTTTCAGTGGCAGCGACTCGACCGGCAGGCCGATGCCAACTGGGACGCCAACGCGTTCGGTAACTCCGTCGAGTGCTCTGACGGTGGTAACCCCGACAACCCCTTCACGGTGAAGCAGGTCGAAACCTCCATCAAGCTGGGCGTGCTTTGGTGCCAAGAGACGGGTAACCCCGCGATTGAGGCACAGACCCCCACTGGTCAAGGGTTTGGCTACCACAGCCTCTTCCTGGAGTGGAACAAGACCCGCCACACCTGCCCGAACCCGAACCGGATTAGCCAACTCCGAAAGGAGATCTGGCCCGAGATTGCCACCCAGCTGCGAGGCGGGGGTGTTGTCCCGAAGCCGAGGCCCGCCCCCTCCAGTGTGGAAAACTCGGTGGCTCCGAAGTTCCCCCTGAGGGCCAGCTGGTACTTTGGTAGGGGCGGGGTTATGCGGAGTCAGGGGCTGCGAATCTGGCAGAAGCAGATGCGTAACCGGGGTTGGCGTATTACCGCTGACGGCATCTACGGCCCCGAAACCAATGAGGTTGCCACGAGCTTCCAGAGGGAGAAGAAGCTCAAAGTGGATGGCGACATCGGCATCCAAACCTGGAATGCCGCCTGGACCGCTAAGATCACCTGAGGAGACACATCATGGTTCAGACGTCCAAGAAGTTCTGGCTCGACTGGTCTGAGCGCGTGGCTTGGACTGCAGCACAGGCAGCTGTTGGCCTGTTCACGATCGAGATGCTCGACCTGCCTGGGGAGCTGGTTCCGGTCGCTGCTGCAGCTCTTGCGGCTGTGAAGGGGTTCATCGCCAAGCAGGTTGGTAACCGCGACAGCGCTTCGCTGACCTCGAGCATCTGATCTAAGCTCGAAAAAACCCCCGGTCATCGTCTCTAGATCTTAGGGATGATGACCGGGGGTTTCGTGGTGTGTAAGGGCTTTTAACGCATTGACTCGATCGAGTCATCGCGGATGCTTGTAGGGCTGTCCCCATGCTTCCCTAATCGAGCTGGCATAGCTGCTTAATGTCAAGGGGCGATTAAAGGGCTCATCGCCTTAGGGAAGCGTATAGCGCTGCGGGCCATTCCACACACCACTAGAGCCCCGGGCGAGTTGCGAGATAACCCCT